AATTGAATAATGCTGTTACCCTAGGTCAGTAATAGACGTTTTATCATCTTTATCCGGCGTCATAGCAGCATTAAAATCATCCTCGCTGTCATCCGGCAGCTCAGCTTCGAGTTTTTCTTCCTCTTTTTCGGGGTCGAAATTGGACGATAAGATGTTCCTTCTCATCATTTCCTGCCAGAACGTTTCACGACTGAGAATACCGTCTTTTTGCATAGAGAATAGAATATCCGGCTGCTTGTCTTCTCCTATCTCGATTGCGAAATCAGAGTTGACGAAAACAGAAGGTTCTTCACCAGTATCAAGCCATTTAGCTGTCAGTGCAAAGCAGTTTTCTAATGCATCTTTAAGAATATACGCCCAAGCCTGAACAGCACTAGCTGCCTTTTGTGACGCAAAGGCAGCCGCAACTTGTGTTAATCCGGTCGAGCTACTTGTGAGCGGTTGACGGCCAAGCTCTCGCATTTTCGCTTCAAGCTTGTCTATTTCGTCAGACAAGAGTTTCAATGAAGAGGTTTGCGGTTCGATTATCCCCCAATCACCATGAGAAATCGTACCACCACCGGCATCATAGGGCGGTGCATATAGAACAATACCAGGACCGACAGGCGTAATTATCTGGTTCCCTTTTTCATCCGTTGTGGGCGCATCTATTCCTTTCGCAACAAGCATCGGGAAAGCGCATAATTCACGGGCGATCTTGTACTTCGTTTCTTCTTGGTAGTGCTCAATCTGGGCATCTGCAACTCCGCTCATGGGCGGGATAATCTGCCACGTTGCGCCACGCCGCCGCCCTGTATAGAACGGAACCAATGGGATAACACCGATAGAAATAGAACCATCCTCGACTAACTTCCAATCTGTATCTTTTTCCCATACTTCAAAGCGAGCAGGCGCATAACCTTCGGTTGTTTGGTCACGTACGAGAATACGCACTCTATCGACGGTCTTTTCAGTGCCATCATCATTGCGAGCCGTACGTGGTTCATGAATTTTCGCATAAACAATTTGCTCATGCCCATCGATAATCGCGCTTTCAACCCATAACAAATCTTTAGCGTCGATCTGTACCCAATACGGGCGCACTCCAAGCTTGCGTTCATCTGCAAGTGTTGCATTAGCCGGAACAGAGGGATAATCGACCATTATCCACGTGATGTCACTGTTAATACCTTCGAAAAATACATTGTTCGAGAAGACGTTCAGATGCGTTCCAGAACCGTCTATATCCTCGACTATTCCTTTCAATGCCTCCGACGGGCTTGTTTCATCCAATTTCACTTCTTTAGTGAATGGTTTTGAAGCCAAGTTTTCGACTATATCTCGATAGATATTTGTAAAGCGGGCATTGTTAAGACGATATTTATAATTGATCGGCGTTTCATTCGGCAATTTAGGAAGGTATAATTCACCGGCCTTTTTAACAGCATCAGCTCCTTCAACAAAAACAAAGCAATTTCGGAAGATATAATTCACCAGCCTTTTTAACAGCATCAGCTCCTTCAACAAATGCTGCAACCTTTTTCCAGTATGGCAACATTGTCTGATAATCTTTTGACGTTGCCAGCATATCCTGTGAGTTATTAACCATTTATCCGTCCATATATTCCGAAAACCGGCCTTGAAGGTTGTCTCTTGCCACGCATCATAGGAGCCAGTGCATAGCGTAACGCATCTATCCCGTGATTGAAGGCATCAACAATGACCGGCATGATGTCACCTGTGCGACTGTCAGTCTTGTAGCTGTAGAGCCTGAATTCTCGTGCCAAATCACTACAACGTGTATGAATGACAATTTCTCTAAACGACCGGAGAAACTGCACTCCGTCTTCAACTGAGCCTTTCCACTTCACAACCGGTTCAGAACGTGGCAGCCCATGTCGTTT